CACAACTTTCAATAGGAACATCTTCTTCGTTTTCAAACTCAAAATTACCTTCAATACTTAATTGTCTTGATATTTTACCTGTTTTATTATCTTTTTTTAACTGACCTCTAACTCTTCCATATTTACCACCAATGGTGCCAGTTATACCTTTTGCTTGTTTTTTATCTTCATAATAAGGCGTTTTAATTTCTTTATATTCTTTAAATAATTCAACTGAAACATCAGGCAATTTTTTGTTTGTTTTTTGTAATTTCAGAGCAGGTCTTTGAAAACTTTCTCTTATGTTACCTAAATTTACTTCACTAAAATCATATTTAGGTTTTAGTGAATATGTTTTTCTCTTTTTTTGTTTAGTTGCAAATTTACCTTCGTTAGCAAATGTCTTCACATTAGTAGGTTTACCACCTACACCTTGCGCCTTGGATCTTTTTCTTGCTACAGCACTTCTTTTTTGTGATTCGGTCATTCTAGCAGCTTTTGAAGCTGGCACACATTTAGGATATTTTCGTTTGGAAGCACTTGCACTTTTACGGCCGCATGGTTTATGGCCTCCACCTTTCTTTTTAGAACCGATGTCAACCCATTTTTCGGAGAACCATTTTTTTAAACCACTTTTTGCCATTTTAATAAATAGGCACGTCCGATTTTACTCCTTTGATAGCCATACCACCAAACTTTTTTTTCTGCATGCCACCTTTTTTATATTTTTTGCCTCTAGGTGGTCTTCCAAAAATAGTACTGTCAATTCTGTCTTGTATTTCACTCTCTGTTGCTTCTCTTCTTTTGAGAATATCCTCAATGTATTTCGAATATTCTTCAGGACTCAATTTTCTTTGCATCATTTTGTCCTTATATCGTTCTGCCTGCATTTCGTTCTCAAATTCTAATGGTTCACCCTTCTTTCTTCTTCTTGGCATCGCCTCTGATTTTAAACGCTTAATACCTTCTTCGAACACTTCCATTTGTTCTTTTTCCATAATTCTTTTACGATTTTTTTCTATGAACCTAAGTAAATCAAGTGATGTTTTAAATCCCATATTGTTCTCCTATAATAAATCTTTGTAATATGCCTGAGCTGAAGAGTTCGTTAAATTATCATCATCAAC